AAAACAGATAACACCAGTTCCAGGCTCTGGCCAGAGCTCTGGTTCAACAAAGAACCTCGTCTCAGCACCTACTGTTACACACGGTGGCATTGATATTATTGCTAATTCTATTTCTAAAGGTGGTCACGGACCTGTAATAGAATTTGGTAGACAATAAAAAAAGGCACTATACCTAAGCACAGTGCCCTTAATCAAATAACTAGAATTAGTCTTCTGCTAATTTCTTAAAGAAATCTAAACTTTCATCATCTTCTGATGCAGCAACTTCTGGTTGTGCAGCAGCAGGTGCGGAAGGAATCTCAGCAGGTGGTTCAGCTTGAAAGCTACTTTCAGCAGTTGTGCTTGGAGCAGCTCCATCAAGACCTAACACTCTGTTAAGTTTAGTTTGTAGTTCTTCATAAGTTTTAAAGTTAGTTGGATTGACAAACTCTTGTAAAGAGTGTTGTGATTTCCACACATTCTCTAGCTCTTCATCATCATCAAACAAAGGTGCAGAAACATCTAATTCAGATTTATCATAATTTCTAAATCCTTCAACATTTCTAATCTTCAATTTAAAGTCAGCACCTTCCCAAAGATCAAATGGGTTTACAGGTGACTCATCTTCAAACTGAGGATTCATAGCCTCGTTTAACTTGTCAAAGATTTTCTTACCATACTTGTAAAGGAATACTTTTCCTTCGTTGTCTGGGTTAGATGGATCTTTAACAACATAGATATTACTAACGAAAGAAAGTCTACGCTTTTGCTTTCTAGCTTTATCTTTGTTAGACTCAATACCTGAGTTCCACAACATAGAGTTGTATTCAGATACTGGATCTTTTTGACCAAGAGTGGTCAAAGAGTCTTCAATATACCAACCACCAGGTCCTTGGAAACCATGATCCCATTTTCTTACGAATGGTACATCTTCTCCTTCAGACTCAGGTAAAAACCTAATCACAGCATAACCATTACCTGCTTTGTCGACTTCTGGTTTCCAGAAACGCTCATCAGGTCCAGGTCCGCCAGACTTTGAGTTTAGTTTATTGAGGGATGCAGTTAACTTGTCGAAGTTCTCTGCTTTGTTGCGCTTGAGTGCGCCAAACGAATCAGTCATATTATTCTCCTTATATGCGATATATGCGTTATATTACGTTTTATTAAAATAAGAGATTATTAGTCCCTTATACTTATTTATGTCAACTGACATAAAGGGATCATATTTTGTTGCCTTTAATTTTATGTCTGGCCACATAATATCATCACTTAATTCTTTATCCCAGTAATTGAACATTGTACAACATTTATTAATTAAAGTCAACGTTTCAATACAAATATCTCCACGCATGTACAATCTTAATAGATAAGGATGTTCATTCTTAGGGACTATAATGTTCTCATTAAAGTCTTCTTTCATCTTAGATAGGTCGCTTTTGAATGTGTATGTAAGAGATTCTATTCTCTTTTTCCAATCCATATACACTTGATCAGCCCTATCATCTCTAATATTACCTATATAAAAATCTTCTGATCCTATAAAATTAGCAACAAGATACTCTACTGGGTCTTTCTTTTTGCTTAGTTTATAGAAAAAATACTTGTCTTTTCTTGATTCAAATGTGGTACGCCAAGCCTTAACCTTACCATTATACTTAAAATAATCGTAGTTCTTGTCACTAAAATGGCTCTTTAGTGCTAGGTATTTTACGTATGCTTCATATGGTTCCACTGTTAATATCCTTCCGCGCATGCCTTTTTCACTGCTTCTAATTCTTGTACTTTCTTTTGATCATTATTATTCGTCACTACCATTTCTTGTACTGGTCTTGGTATTAGTTTAAATAAATCTAGTTTAGTTCTATGTGCTAATGGAGCTAAAAATTGAGTTTTAACACCATGATCTCTTAAGTTGCTTATTATACCATTAAACAGACCCTTGTGTCTATCATCATAATTAGATGCATTCATTGGACCGTCTATTCTATCTTGTCTTACAAACTTGCCGTTTTGATCATAGTTATATAAACAATCCGCTCCGCCATCACCTATTTCTGTTAATCCACCTGTCACGTATCCCCAATATATTTCTGAGCACCATGGATTATTAAAGTTAATCCAATATGCTACTGTAGCCCATTTAGCCAATATTGGATTAGCTCCATAGGCTTGATTGCCATTCCATTTTGTTGTTTTTTGAAACCAATCTCTTGTTCTTTCTCTGTCTGCAAATCCATTGTCTTTAGATTGGACATCCAAAGTCCATGTCACTGTAGGTACTTGATACCATTCTTTGATTTCTTTAATTGCGTCTGTATAACGCGGATTGTGATTACTTTTTTGTTCGTAGTAAAAGATATATGGTCTTTTGCCTTTATGTAATAACCATTGTAATGTAGCAACGCAATCTGCTCCGCCTGAAAAAGCTAGGATACAATTGCAATCTTTTAACTCGTATCTATTCATCTACTGGCAATCTACTTTCTTTTACAACTAAATTTAACTGTTCCGCATCCTCATATAAGATTGCTTTTAACTTTTGATTTCTCTGTATAAGTGATGCCAGTGTTTCAGGTTCTACTTCTTCGTTAGTTTCTAAAAACTCTTGTACTGCTTCTAAATGTGTTATGTGTCCATTAGACTCATCAACTAACTCTTGAATAGCTTTTGCAAACTGAGCCGAGCTTAATACTTTTAGCTCTACTTGTTTTTTGCTCACACGAACTCCCATTCTGTATTCCATAACTTCTTCCTGTATTTCCTATATGGATCTTGATTTTTAATTCTCACGAAGTTTATAATTTCTCTAGCTTGCTTTTGCTTTCCTCTTTCCTGTCTAATGTAGAACGGATCTCTCCTTGGAACCTTAACAACCATTCTCTTATCATCATCATCTGATAACAGATCATAGTCCCATTCTTTAACTCCAGGTCTACCTATTCCAGTAAAGAATTCAGCATCTCCATGCCTCACCCCTTGAAACTCTAAATCATATCCACCAGTAGACCAATATGCTTCTTTGGTCATTATCCAGGTGTTAGGATGTGTCTTATATTTTACTATTCCTTTTGGACAGAGGAGTTCATATGATCCCATATGTTCTGGCATCTCCATATCTGCTTTTGGTACATAATACATATTAGGATCTAAGTCCTTAAAGAACCTCATGTACTTGTACATGCCTTCAGATTCAAAGCAATCGACGTCCATTAATAACATCCAATCAGTCTTGCATTGCTTAACACCTAAGTTTCTACATGCGTGTGAATTGAATCCTACATCTTTCAATACATCTATGCCTGTTAAATCAAATCTGTCTCTATGTACTTTTATTACTTCATGGAAGTAATCTCTTCCTTTCTCATGTCCGTCATTAATAACAATTAGTCTTGGTGTAAGTTTAGGATACCTTTGAGCCATGCTGTTATAGAATTGCATTTGATTAAACAAATGATTCTCTTGACCATACCATGTCATTACAACAGTCATGTCATTTAAAGTTCTAGCTCTCATTGTCCCATTCTCTTTGCATAATTAAATTTTGTTCTGCTTCTTTCCATAAGTCTCCGTAGAACGTATCTTGATAGTCCTCGAACCACGGACCACCATCTGTGTAATGTATTGCTTTTGGATTTTCTAAATGATAGTAGTCATCTAAACAATTCCACTCTAATGGTATTGATCCAATCTCTTCGTCCTTTAACCATCTTAATTGATGAAAGTCTAATCCTGGTCTGTGGTTATTACAATACTCTGGTGTTAGTATTGCATTGCTTGGATGCTCATTATTGAATGCCATAAAGCTAGCCCAGTTCTTTCTAAATGCTCTGTGTTGCGGAATGCCGTCCATCTTTATTTGACTGTTAGGAATATATCCTGGATGCTTACAAACATAAGCAGCTTTGCTGTCATCAAATGTTTCTATCAGCTTAGCAGGATCAGCTAAGAAAAGAAAGTCGCAATCAACAAAGAAAGACCATCCTTTAAAACCAGAAAGGTAAGGTACAAAGAATCTTGTAAATGTGAAATCAGTAGATTGGACTTCACCCCAATCTCTATTATATTCTTCTATATCCTCACTAAAAAGTTTATTTACTTTCAGTGTAGAATATCTTAAACTATGTTTACAGACATCATACGCTCTAACTTCTCTGCTGTCGTAGCCTATGAAAATTTGGTTCTGTGAGCCAGTATTTGTACTCATCAATCATTTCCTCTCTTTTCTGTATACTTTTTTCAATATACTCTTCTAT